TTCTTATATCGTTTGCATTTGAGTATTTTCTTTTATCTTTTAATACTCTTTTTATAATCCATAAAGAGGCCCTTTCTTGTTTACCTGTAGCAACTGCATCTAATTGACCTACTGATTTCTTACCAGTTTCTATAAATCTAATTCTATAATTATTAACTAGAAAATCTGCTTGTCTTTTGGCACCCAATTTAATAATGCCTTTAAATTTTGTTTTAATTGTTGTTTGTATTTTATCAAAATTTTCTTTAGATACTTTTATTTGATACGTTGAACCTTTAGTAATAGGACTATCATCAGCAAAAAAACTGCCTTCTTTCATCATTTTAATTAATGATGTTATATTGGCTTTTAATTCGCTTGGTAAACGGCTTAATAGTTCTGAATGTTTGTCTATATTAAATGACATATCTCTCTTTTACAATATTTATAAGAAAGTGTCAACTATTTAATATTATCGCAAAGAAATTTAGGTATACCACCATTACGTTGCCATTGGCGGTTTTCATTTTGAAACTTAACCAAATCTTCAATATCTTCTTCAAAAAAAGATTGTCTTATTATAGTGCCTGTTGGTTGTTCAACAGCCTGCCAAAATATATTTTTACCTTTCTTTACCATTTTTTTTTCATAAGATAGTTGTTCAGATAGGTAACCTGGTCTTTTATCGTTCTTATGAAACTTTACTTTTTGTCTTTTCATATTTTAAAGTCCGAGAATTTATCATAACTTGTTTTTACAGTTACTTCTTTTTGGTTACTATCTACAATGTTTTGTGCATTGTTAGATACATCATATAACTTCATCTTAGCTCTATCTACGCCAATAATAAAGGCACGATTAATAGATGGATCGTTATAACGATTCTTTAATTGTTTAACTTTCATTTGACCTAATGCTTCTAATTCTTCATTTGATATTAATGCAAACATAAAATCGGCCGTTGCTGGAAGACCAAAAGATTCAGAAGTATCTTCTAATCCAATATCTGTACTTACAAATCCTGTTCTTGTTGTTTGTGTTGCACTAAAAATTGGTACATTAAACTCTACGGCCAATCCTCTTAATTCTTCTGCAATTGCTTTAATAAAGAAATATGATGATATATTACCACCTTTAAATCTACTACTAGAACAAATATTTAGATAATCAATAAAGATAACATTAGGTCTAAAAGATTTCTTTAATGCAAGTTCATTTAATAATGCTCTAAAATGGCCTGCATGAGCAGATGCTGTTGGATATTCTTTGATAATTAATTTACCTGCTGTCTTATTTCTAATCCTAGTAATCTTATCATCATAAATTTGTCTAGGCATTGAATGTAGATCATCCATAGTTACATCTAACAAGTTAGCATCAATACGTTCAGCAATTCTTTCTTCTGCCATTTCCATTGTAATATACAATACGTTTAGACCTTGTGTTAAGAAACTAGATGCACAATGGCACATGAATAAAGATTTACCTACACCTGTACCTGCCAATGCAATGTTTAAAGTTTTAGGTGGCACACCGCCTTTTGTAATACGATTCATATAAGATAAATCAAATTCATATTTCTTTTCTTTAGTGTGATAGAAATCAAATCTTCTTTGAGAATCTTCTATGTAATCATGTCCTATATGGTTATCAAAAGAAACAGCTAATGCGTCTGCAAGAATTCCTGGTATTGCCTCTGGTGTAAGTCTAGGATCTTTTTTATCTAATATTTTAATACCAGTCAATACTGCGTTATGTACTGCTCTGTCTTTACAAAACTTTTCTGTAGTATCTAACAACCATTGTAGATCAACTTTTTCTTCATTTAAAGAAGCTATTAATTCTTTAATTACGTTAAATTCTCCTTCGTTTATATCTTTTCTTTGACCAAGTTCTATTAATAAAGCTTCTTTAGTAGGAATGTTTTTATATTTGTTTACAAAGGCATCTATTTCTCTAAACAATATTTTTTCAGGACGTGTTGTAAAGTAATCTTCTTTACAGAAAGGCAAAGCCTTTCTTGTGAAATCTTCGTTAAATATGAAATTACGTAATACTGTAATTTCTATTCGTTCATTATTTAAATTCAACTTTTCCATCTGTCAATTGTTTTTCTAATAGTTCTACTAATATATCACCAATGTAATTAATAAACTCTTGTTCATCAAACTTAATTTCATCAGGATTCTTAATAATTTCATATGTAAATCTCATAGGCAATGTACCATCTTCTTTAGGTTCACTAGCAAACTGTACCTTACCATACTTGTAAACAATACCTAAGTATTTTTCTTCTACAAGTTTAATGTAGGTTTGATCTTCGCCTTCTTTTTGGACAAAGAGATATTTTATATTATTCTGCTCCGTATAGGAACTTTTTCTTTGTTGCGTCATCAATCTGTTTTAATATTTCCTTTGTAAAATATTTTTCAGGTTCATCATTAATAGACTTACCAAATACTTTTGTACCATCTGGTAATTCATATCTTGTTGATACTTTTTTGAAAATGCCTGCTTCTTCTGCGATCTCTAACAAACCATAAAATCTGTCTAAACCAGATTTATATGTTAGTCTCACATCTATTTGAGCATTTTCTTTTGTTAACCTTGACTTATAGTTTTTACAGTGGATAATATTACCAATCACTTCGTTCTCGGCATCTTTTTCTTTTCTTTTGCCTAGATAGATGATTGATGAGGCTGCGTATTTAAGACCGGAACCACCGCCCATTTCTTTTTGTGGGAACATAGAACCTATTACATCATAGGTGTGGTTGGTCATTATCATTGGAACTTTTGCCTTACCAAGTTTCAATGTTAAAACTCTAAATGTTGATTTGACAATTTGTGATCTTGTCATATCTCTTGTTTCTTTTCCTTCTGCTGTATCTTCCATTTCTTTAGTTGTAGATAACATACCTAAACTATCTAATACAAACATTAAAGGTTTTCTTTTATCTTCTGGTTGTTCTAAGTACTTGTCTAAAATTTTAATTGATTGATTTCTAAATTCTTGTACTGTAGCGACAGGAACAATTACCATTCTGCCTGCATCAACGCCACGTGATACGATCATTTCTTTTGAGATTGCACTTTCAGATTCAAAATAAATTACACCTGCTTCTTTATCTTTATCTAAAAAGTTTTTACAAATACCTAAAGCAAAAAATGTTTTACCTGTTGCAGCTTCACCAGCAATTGCCGTAATTTTATTGCCTGGTAAACCACCAAAAATACTACCTGATAATAATGCGTTAAAGGAATATGATCCTGTATCTATGAAATTTGTTACATCAGCGCTATCAACACCTTCGCTTACTAGTGTTGCATATTCGTTGCCTACATCTTTAATTATGTCTTTTAAAAAATTGCTCATATTCACTGTACTCCTTTTCACTATAAATTAATACGTATTTAATATTTTCATTATATAACATTTCCTTTAAACTGTCAAGTTCTTTTGGAGGAAAGTTAGGCGATATTAAATAGGGTGGGTTGTGATGTCTGTTGATTATTACTATTTGCATATTTATTCATTGTATCTTTTTTTAACCTAATAGGTTTCAAATCATTTTCACGGTTTAAGAATTTATAATCTAATTTAACTACATCAAAATCTGCTTGTAGTTTATCGGCAATCTTATATGGATCAAATTCTGAACAGCTGTAAACATCAAACTGCATGATACCAGGATCTGTTTCGTCCCAAACGTGCATCGCTATATGACTTGTTTCAATAACGGCCACGCCTGTAATACCTCTGTTGCCTACTGTGTTACAATATTTAACATAAGGCCCCATTAAAACTTTCATGTCTATGAAAGTAATAAAATCTTTCAACCAGTTTGTAAGTTGTTCTTCGTTCTTTGGTGGGTTTTTCACTTCGGCTCTAATAATTAAATGTTTGTGTATTAAAAGTTTATTCTGTTCCATCTCTCTATAAATTTTAAATTTAACTCCTCACCCTCACATCAATATATATAAAGTTATTTATATAAAATAAATCTTTATCGGATGATTTGTAGTGAAGAATTTTTAGTCCAGATTTCAAGTTCATTTCGTATTCTGTTTTCTTTCTTTAAAGTTTCATAACGAACGGTTGCTTTCTTTCTCCACCATTCTATGATACTTTCTAGTTCAAATTTATCATAGGTATCATCTTTAATAATAGTATTTGTTTTACCATTTACTATATCAATATAATTCTTAATACCATAATGACTTATATAATATCTTTTCTGTTCTGTCAAGTCTTTTGCGTTGTTGATAACTTTATTGAAATCTTCCAGTTCTGTCTTATCATTTTTTAAAGATCGTTTAATTAAACCTATAATTGCATTGGTCAACTTTAACTTCTTACTTGAAGC